AGCTGGAAGACGCAGAACAGGAAGAACTACCCTTTAATTGAGAGGGGGCTACAGCATGGGAGCGGAAGCCAGAGTAGCAATAGCGGAAGACCTTGTATTAGACTTTTCGGGGCTATTTACAGGGGAACCGCCAGAAAAACAAGCCCCAGAAAGCCCCGTAGAGCCGTTTTTAGGGGCGGGGGAATATAAAACCCTTACCGAACCACAAAAGCCCGTAGACGGGCTTACAGAGGGCTTAGAGGGGCAACAGGCTAAAAAGCTCTATCTTGATGCCCAGCGGGAGCGGGAAGACCACCAGCGGAGCCTTGAAGTATACAGGCGATACCAAGAGAATACGAAGACAAGCGAACAGCTCCAGACCGCCATACTCAAGGGGCTAAAGGCTGGGGAAGACGTTTATAGCCTATTCCTACAGGCGGCTAAAGCTATCTCTCTTATGACTTCTAACAGCCTGTTTTACAGCCAAGCGGAAGCCGATCTAATAGCGATCTACGGGAGAGGGCTACAACAGAAGCCCCCGCTCCAGAGAGAGCGAGAGGAAGCCCAGAAGCGGCTACAGCGGCTTTTAGAAGCGGAGCAAAGGGAACAGCCCCCAGACAGCAAAGAACGCATACACAGAGCCGTAGAAGCCCACAGGAAGACTATAGCGGAGCTGGGAGCCATGATAGACAGAGCGGAGCAATAGAGAGAGGAGCGGAGCGTAAAGCCCGCTCTTTTCTTTTACAGGCTGGAGAGCAAGCCCCGCTCCCGCTCTAAGCTCTAACTATGAAAAGATATGAAATTAGCCCTTGACATATAGCGGACAATCGGCTATAATAGTTACTGTAAGGACGATACACAAAGTTTAATACACAATACAGCATACACAATAGCGGAGACAGAGAGGAGCGTAGAGCATGAACGGCTTAACAGTAGTAGAGAACGCCGCCATAGTAGAACAGCGGATAGTAAACGCCGATCTTTTTAGCCGCTGGACTTCATTTATAGACGCAAGCCCCAAGACCGTAGAGACCTACAGCAAGAACATTAGACGCTTCTTTTCCTACCTTGTGGAGCGGGGCATAACCCAGCCCCAGCGGGAAGACATTGTAGCCTACAGGGACTACTTGAAAGAGGAGCATAAGCCTACTACGGTACAGGGCTACTTAGCCGCCGTAAAGCTCTTTTTCCAGTGGACACAGCAAGAGGGGCTTTATCCAGACGTAGCCCAGAGAGTAAAGGGGGCAAAGCTGGACACGGAGCATAAAAAGGACTACTTGACCACGAAGCAAGTAGCCCGCTTGCTGGGGGCTATTGACCGCTCCACCCTTAAAGGCTTGAGAGACTACGCTATGCTCTCCGTAATGGTAACTACAGGGCTTAGAGAGATTTCAATAGTAAGAGCCGATATAGGGGACATTAGAGCCGCTGGGGACGCTGTAGCCCTTTACTATCAAGGCAAGGGACACGAAGAAAAAGCGGACTATGTGAAGCTTGCGGAGCCTGTAGAAGAAGCTGTAAGAGCCTACCTTAAAGCCAGAGGGGAGACAGACCCGCAAGCCCCGCTCTTTAGCTCCATAGCAAACCGTAACAACGGGGAGCGCATGACTACCAGAAGCGTAAGCCGAGTAGCCAAAGAGCGGCTTATAGCTGTAGGGCTTGAGAGTGACCGCTTGACCGGGCATAGCATGAGACATACCGCCGCCACGCTTAACCTTTTGAACGGCGGCACAGTAGAGGAGACCCGCCAGCTCTTAGGGCATACCAACATAAACACAACCCTTATTTATTCCCACGCTCTGGAGCGGGCAAAGAATAACAGCGAGGAGCGCATAGCTAAAGCAATCTTTGGATAAGAGTATACACAATAACACATACACAACTACCAGGCAGAGAAGACCATATAACAGCCTTGAGCGGGCGGGGGAGACCCTACCCGCTACAAGCGCATTTATAGAGAGGAGCGCAGAATATGCCCAGCACAGCCTTTAATTATGAAATCGTAGAGAAAGTAGCCGTATTAAGCCAGAGCGGGGACACCACAAAAGAGCTTAACAGGGTAAGCTACAACGGAAGCACCGCAAAGTATGACTTGCGGAGCTGGAGACGGACGGACGGAGAGGAGAAGCTTCTAAAGGGGCTTACTCTTACCGATGAAGAAGCCAGAGCATTAAAAGAAGCCCTAAACAGCCGGGGCGATCTATGAGAGGGGCGGGGAATATGGACAAGAATATTTACCAGCTTGCAGACGAAGCCGCCGAGGAGATTAACCGCCAAGCCGAGGAGACCCAGCGGGAGCTACAGCGGATAGCAGACGAAGCGGACAAAGCCATAAGGGGGACACTATGAGCAAGGTATACACGATCACAAACCAAAAAGGGGGAGCGGGCAAGACCACTACAGCCCTTGCCGTAGCCGCTGGGCTTTCCCTTAAAGGCTACTCTGTACTTTCCATAGACTTAGACGCTCAAAGCAATATGACATACACGGCGGGAGCCAAAGCGGACGGAGCTACAGCTTTAGGAGTGCTTACGGGGGAGATCAGAGCCGGGGACGCTATACAGAAGACGGAGAGCGGGGGCATTATTCCAGCCAGTAAAGCCCTTGCCGGAGCGGACGCTTTTATAACAGACACGGGGAAAGAGTACAGGCTAAAGGAAGCTCTGGAGCCGATAAGGGGAGAGTATGACTATATCATAATCGACACCCCGCCCGCCCTGGGCATACTTACTATTAACGCTCTTACCGCTTGCGACAGCGTTATAATACCCGCTCAAGCCGATATTTACAGCTTACAGGGCATAGAACAGCTTGCGGAGACTATCAAGCCCGTAAAGAAGTACACTAACCCCGCTCTCACCATAGAGGGCATACTTCTAACCCGCTATAGCCCCCGCTCTGTATTGAGTAGGGAAGTAGCCGAGCTTGCGGAGCAATTAGCCGCCAAGCTGGGGACAAAGCTTTTCAAGACCACAATACGGGAAGCTATAGCCGTAAAGGAAGCCCAGATAAGCCAGAGGAGCCTTTTTAGCTATGCTCCCAAAGCCAAAGTAACAGAGGACTACAGCCGCTTCATAGTGGAGATTTTAGGAGAGGAGAGCTAAAGCAATGGCAAAGAAAAAGAGCTTTATAGGAGAGAACCCCGCTTTACAGTTTATCAGCACCGCCGAGACGGAGACCCAGCCAGAGGAGCGGGAGCCGATGCCCGCCCAGCCAAAGCCCAGCCAGAAGCCGCCAAAGGGCTACAAGCTTAATCCGCTCTATGTGGAGACCAAGAGCCGCCGCTTACAGCTTGTCCTACAGCCCAGCCTTTACGACAAAGTAAAAGCGGGAGCCGCCGCCGCTGGGCTTTCCGTGAATGAGTATGTACACCAGATTTTAGAGAACGCCACAAGAGAGGAGTAATAGAGCTATGGGAGTAAGCCTTGACAATAGAGCGAGGACGGAAGCCAGACAGGAAGAAAACGCCGCCAAGCTGGACGCTATCCGCTTGTATACGCTTACGGAGCTGGAGCCGATCTTAGGAGTAACCCACAGGACGCTACAGACCTATATCAAGGACGGGCGGCTAAAGGGCGTGAAAATCGGGGGCAAGTGGAAAGTCTCCGAGGAAGTCTTGAGACGCTTCATTAACGGAGAGAGCTAAGACGGAGCGGGCGGGCTTTTCTCTTACAGGCGTAAGAGCGCACTTACTCACCACCCGCAAGCGGGCGGGCAAGTGCTACCAGAAAGACCGCCAGAGCGGGAGCATAAAGACCCGCTCCAGATACCCGCTAAATAGCTCCATTGTCCTAAAACTACTATTAGCGGACAATAGAACTATGAAGCAACAGACACCCTTTTAGCTACTTCCTGTATGGGAAGATACAGCTATCAGCATACCCAATTACACAATAGCTATACTGTAGAGAGGGGGCTTGAGCATGAAGCCAGCCGAGCTTAAAAAGGAATATATACGGCTAAGAGCCGAGGGAAAGAGCTATAGCTTTATCTGTGAACAGCTCCATATCTCTAAAAGCACCTGTACGAAGTGGGAGAGAGCTTTAGCCGCCGAGATAGACGAACTCAAGAGAGCCGAGCTTGCGGAGCTGTGCGAGAGCTACAGCATGACAAAGGAAGCCCGTATAAGGCGGCTGGGGGACACGCTGGAGAAAATTAACGCCGCTCTGGAGCAAGCGGACTTTAGCACCGTAGACCCCGCCAAGCTCTTAGACTTCAAGCTAAAGTATACGGAAGCCCTTAAAGGGGAGTATATCGGGACTAAGCCCGCTCTGGAGCTGGACAGCGTAGACGCAAAGGGCATAGTAACCGCTTTAGCCGATCTACTGAACAGAGTACGGGCGGGAGACATTACCACAGAGCAAGCCCAGAAAGAGAGCGGCATACTTGCCCAGCTCTTAAAGGCTTATGACACCGTAGAAGTCAAAGCCAAGCTTGACGAGCTGGAAGCGATTATAGGGGGGAGAGCGTAAGCAATGACAGATATAAAGCGGCTACTCAATAAAAAAGGCTGGACGGGGCGGGAGCTGGGAATATTAGAGCTTACTAATATGGCTGTTATGTTCCGACAGGCTTTAGAGGGCAAAGAGCCACAGCCTTTAGTAGAGCAAGCCCAGCTCCGTAAGATGATAAACACCATTACAGACCGCCAGCAAGGGCAAGTCTATAACGGCTATATCTCTATTCACGAATGGCTTTCTATCCGCTACAACATAGCCCAGACCCAGCTACAGCAAGCCCAGCTCCAATATAGAACGCTTGTAGGCTATATCACGAACGCAACATTAGCCGAGGACGTTTACCGCTATATTGAACAGCTCCCCGCTATTATGACAGAGAAGCAATACCGGGACGCAAGGGAAGCGGGGCTAAAAAAATGGCTTTACGATGAAGACGGGACAGAGAGAGGAGACAGTTTAGCCGCTCTTATTGAGAGGGGCATAAGCTTTTATACTAAGCAACTCCAAACAAACCCGGCAAAGCCTAACCCCTTAAAGGCGATCAGAAAAAAATATATAGCCGAGCCTGTAAAGAGTAAGCTTATCCTTGAGGGCTATAACGAAGTTATGGGAGAGGGCTACTATACCATAGAGGACGGGAGCGGGAGACGTAGCGACACCATGACCGCCGAGGAATGGCAGGAAGCTATTATTACTCCCGCTATGAAGCAAGCCCTTAGAGATATGAAAACCGCAGACGGGAGCGGGACGGAATACACCCAGCAAATAGCCACCAGAAGACTATTAGACCGGGCTAAAGTGATTTTTGAGGGCGGGACGGAAGCGGACGCAGACGAAGCCCAGCAAAAGAAAGACTACGAGCGGGGGCTTGCTACTCCCGTTAAATGGCATTACTACGAAGAAGCCCCCGCCGATCTTACCAAATGGGACATTGTAGAAGCTGGGCTTATGGCCTTCTACGGCGGCTTGTTTTGTGGTATGGACGTAAGCGAGGGAGAATACCTTGCGGAGCTGGAAGACTTCCTTACAGAGTTTAGGGAGCTTGCAGACGCTATTATAGCCGATATAGAGAAGCTTTACCTTACAGGAAAGAAACAGCTCCAGCCGCTCCCCGTAAAAGGATACAAGCCGCTAAAGGATATAGCAAACTTGCCGCTGGAAGACTGGAGTAGCACCGTCTTTAGCTGGGGAGACCTGTATAAGCTCGATGTATACGGCTTTAAGGAAGAAGCAGAAGAAGACACTACTATTTTTGACGGTAACAGGAGAGCTATAATAAACGGCATAGCTATATTACGGGCAAGCGATCTTTTAGGAAGAAGCCCCCGCATAAATGAGAGGGGCTACTATGTGGAGCCGGATATAAGCAACACGCTTTCTAACTTCACGCTGGAAGCTTTCTTTACGGAAGCCGAGGACTACGCAGACAATATAGAAATAGTGGAGACCGCCCGCCAGACGCTTATAGAGAGCTACTACCACCTTAAAGGCTATAACTTGACGCTGGAGCTTATAGCCCGCTTCTACGAAGTGCCAGAAATGACCGTCTTCCAAATGGACACGGACGGCATAGAGGACAAAATACGGGCTTTTAATGAGCTTGTCCCTATCCTGTATAAGAAAATACTTGATACGGACTACGGAGACAAAGAGCTACAAGCTAAGAAGCTCCAAGTGCTTAAAGAGCTTTTCCAGCCGATAGACTACGAAGCTATAGCTATCCCAGCGGAGAACGTGGAGCAAGCCGAGGAGCTTCTAAAGGATTTCGCCGCTTTCAAACCAGAGAACGCAGACCGCTTTAATAGCTTGCTTTGCGTCTTACCAGAGGGAGCCGCCGAGAGCGAGGACGGAGAGGGGGCTTACTAATGGCAAAGAAAAATCAGCAAGCCCTAACAATCCAGCCAGTAGCCCCGCTCAAGCCTGTAGAGCAAAGGGACTTTTACAACGTCCCAGACAGCACCGCCAGCAACCTTATTTTAGAGACGCTGGGAGCGGGAGCGGCTATAGCGGACTTGCCCGCCCGCAAGCGGCAAGTAAACCACTCTACAACGCTCGAAGTATTGGAGAGCGGGAAGCGTAGACAGGTAAGCTTGAAGACCCAGAAAGCCAGCGTAACTATAGAGCTTGCGGACATTGACAAGCTAACCGGGAGCAATAAGCCCGCTAAAAAGCTTTTCGTGCTTGCCCTTATAAAGGCAAACGAGCAAGCTATACATGACGGACAGCTTACCAAAAACTATATAAGTTTCCCGCTCCAAGAGCTTATAGACACGGGCTTTTACTCCACTCCCCAGAGTGCCAGAAAAGGCTTTAACGCCGGAATGGACACGCTTACAAGCCTTAAAATCAAGGGGCATATACAGCAGACCAAGAAAAAGGGAAGCTCTATAGACGCTCTGGAAGTGCTTTTCACGGGGGCGAGGATAGAGCGGGGACAATGCACGATCTTCTTCAATGAGCGGATAAGCTGGAGCTTCATAGCCCAATACTTTACGATACTCCCCCGCTACTACTTCCGTCTCCCCAATCGGGCAAGCGATCTACTCTATTATATCTTCTATCTTGCCCGCCAGCATACACGGGACATAGAGGAGCGGGGCTACTTTACTATAGGCTTTAGGGCAATACAGCACCGCTTACAGCTCCCCAGCGAAGTAGGCAATAATAACCCCTACAAGACCATTAAGAAGCCTATAGAAGAAGCTATAGAGGAGCTGGAGACGGAGCATAGCAACCTTTACAGGAACACGGAGTTTAGCTTGCTTCCTGTATGTGATGATACAGCCCCAATAGCGGAATATCTGGACAACGGCTATTTGAAAGTAGGGCTTACTGGAGCTTTTGCGGAGACCTTTATAGCTATCAGCAAGGACACGGCAAAGCAAATAGAGACCGCCCAGAAGCGGCAAGCCCGCATAACAGAGAAAGCCGTAGCCATAAACACGGCTAAGAAGCTGGAAGCCGAGGAGAAAGCCCAGAGCGAGGAGAGGAGCGGGACGGAATGAGGAGAGTAGACAGGCTATTACTTAGAGTACGGGAAGCGGAACGGCTGGACGCTATGCAAGTCTCCGTCTGTTTCGTAGAGCCGAGCGGGGACAAATGGCGGGCTATTGTCGATCTGTGGGACGGAGTAGAAGCCCCAAACGGGCATACACAGCGGCTTATACTGGAAGCGGAGACGGAAGAAGAAGCCGTAGCCGCCATAGAGGAAGTAGAAGCCGCCCACGCTCCCACGGGCTACAGGGCTAAGACGCTGGGGAGCGTTATTATAGTGGACGATCTACCCAGAGACTAAACAGACAGAGGGCGGGGGCATAGTCTCCCGCTCTCTCCCGCTCCACTCCGGAAAAGGAACATTTTACTCCGGAAGACAACATAGCAGAAAGCCCAGCCGCTCCCGCTCTATATCTTGTGTTTCAGCCTATAGAGAGGAAGCCCCCGCCGCCGCAAGAGTGGAACATTTCACTCCGGAAAAGGAACATTTTACTCCGGAATAAGAACATTCCACTCCGGAAAAGGAACATTTTACTCCGGAGAAAAATTTTTCACGAAGCCCCAAAACCCCAGTAAAATCAAGGCTTTTCGGGCTTTTCGCTCCCGCCGAAAAAATCCTAATATATAATCAATAGACTATTGATTGATTATCAAGCCGCATAGCCCGCCAGCCCTTGCGGGGCGGGCAATGCTATAATAGAGCCTGTAAAAGAAGAAGCCCCAGCTCCCAGCGGGCGGGCTTACTTCCCTAAAGGCATGAGAGAGGAGCCGAGCGGAGACCATGACGGACAGAGTAGCGGAGTGCATTTATCCAGAGCGTAAGAGCTGTAGGGGCTGTAGCCAGAGCTATAACCCCGCACGTTATGACGGGGGCTGTATGCTCCATTATGAGGGGGGCGGGGCTAAATCTCTGGAAGCTCTGGAGCTGGAGACCGCCGCCCAGCCCCGCACGAATTACCGCAAATTAGACAAGGGGGGCTATAGAGCCGAAAACCCTTGATATAGCTTGCTTCTTCCCGCTCCAAAGCCCTTATTTTATAGGCGTTTCTGGGGCTAAAAGGGGATCTGTAGCGGCTATTTCGTTACAACATGGAGCGGGCAAGACCCCCAGAGGGGCGGGGGCTATAAAATCTCTACGGGAAGCAAGAGCGGAGACCGTCGGACAGCCCAACGCACAAAAAGAGCATATTCAAACGGGGGATTAACCCCCAGCCAGAGAGGAGCGTAGAGCATGGACAGAGAGCAAGCCCGCCAGTATATCATAGAGCGGAGCAAAGACCACCTAACCCCAGACAAGACCCGCAAGGGCTTTATATGCCCGATCTGTGGGAGCGGGAGCGGGAGCCACGGGACAGGCATAACCACAAAGGACGGAGTACATTTTACTTGCTGGGCGGGCTGTTTCACAAACGCCGATATTATAGACATTATCGGCTTAGAGACGGGAGCCACGGACTATAATAGCAAGCTCCAAGCCGCCGCCGCCGAGTACGGCATAACCATAGACAGCTACCACAGAAGCACCCCGCAAGAGGACTTTGCACCCGTAGCCGAGGAGTACCAAAAGCAAGCCAAAAGTAAACAGAATACACAAGACGCTATACACAATACAGCATACACAAGCCAGCAAGAGGAGACGGAGCCAGACTATACGGACTTCTTCTTACAGGCTAACAAGGATATAGGCAAGACGGACTACCACAGGGGACTAAGCCGCTCCACCCTTGACCGCTTCAAAGTGGGCTTTACGGAGAGCTGGAGACACCCCAAAGCCCCCAAAATGGAAGCCAGCCCCCGCTTGATTATTCCCACAAGTGAACACAGCTACTTAGCCCGCTATGCTGGAGCGGGGGACTTCATCAACTACAGGGGGCAAGTGGAGAACAAGAGCAAAGTAGGCAAAGTAAGAGTATTCAATAGCCGAGCTTTGCGGGAAGCTACAAGCCCGATCTTCATAGTAGAGGGAGAGCTTGACGCTATGAGCTTCTACGAAGTGGGAGCGGAAGCTATAGGGCTGGGGAGCTTGAGCAATACCAGACTACTATTAGCGGAGCTGGAGAAGCGTAAGCCCGCCGAGCCGCTTATTATCGCTCTGGACAATGAGAGCAAGCCAGAGATACAAGCCAAAGTAGAGAGAGCCGTAGCCGAGCTTACAGAGGGCTTACAGCGGCTTGATATTCCTTGCTATAGGATAGACGTAGCCCAGCCCCACAAGGACGCTAACGAAGCTCTGAACGCCGATAGAGAAGCGTTTAGGGCGGCTGTAGACAGGGCTTTAGCCCAAGTAGAGGACGCAGAAGCCGCCGCTCTGGAAGCGGAGCGGGAAGCCCTTAAAAGGGAAGCCGTAGCCTATACGCTTCCCAGCTTCCTAAAGAGCATAGAGGAGAGCAAGCGGGCGGCTTTCATTCCTACAGGCTATAGCCCGCTGGACAACCTTTTAGACGGGGGCTTATACGCTGGGCTGTATATCGTGGGGGCTATTTCGTCTCTGGGCAAGACTACTTTTTGCTTAAACGTAGCCGATAACATAGCGCAAGCGGGGCATGATGTTATTATCTTCTCTCTTGAAATGGCAAGGAATGAGCTTATAGCCAAGAGCATAAGCCGCTTGACGCTTATCAAGGACTTAGCCGAGAACGCCAGCACCGCCCACGCCAAGACCACAAGGGGCATACTCACGGGGACACGATACGCCGATTATAGCCAGACGGAGCGGGAGCTTATCCAGCGATCTATAGCCAGCTATGGGGAGTATGCAAGGAATATCTATATCACAGAGGGAATAGGCAATGTAGGCGTAGAGGAGATAAGGGAGAAAGTACGGAAGCATATCAAGCTTACGGGGAAAGCTCCCGTAGTGATTATAGACTATCTCCAGATTATAGCCCCCGCCGATATGAGAGCCACGGACAAACAGAACACGGATAAAGCCGTACTGGAGCTTAAACGCTTGAGCCGAGACTACAGTATTCCTATTATCGGCATATCCAGCTTTAACAGGGACAACTATACAGCCCCCGTCAATATGGCAAGCTTCAAAGAGAGCGGAGCTATAGAGTATTCTTCCGATGTTCTTATAGGGCTACAGTATGAGGGCATGGACTACCAAGAGGGGGAAGCGGACAAAGCCAGAGAGAAGCGTATACGGGAGCTTATGAAAGAAGCCGTAGACGCTGGAAAAGCTGGGAAGCCCCAGCGTATACAAGTCAAAATCCTAAAGCACCGCAACGGGAGCAAGGGGGACGCTTACTTAGACTTCTACCCAATGTTCAACTACTTCACGGACAAGACAAGCGGAGCGGGAGCCGCTGGGGGGAGTAGCGGGGGCTGGAGTAAGAGCGAGGGCGGCTATAGCTCCAGCTCCAAGCCGAAAAAGAGCAAGCGGGAAGCCGAGCGGGAGAAGCTTAACGAAGCTTTCTACAGAGTACAGCGGGACGATTTTACAGCCGATCTAACAGACCTTGCGGACGCTCTGGACAAGAGCAAGAAGCAAGTGCAGAACCTTATAGCCGAGTATGGCGGCTTTACCATTACAGGCGATACGGTAAGCCTTGAGGGGAGAGACCACGCCGCCAGCCCAGCCTTTACGGAGCTGGAAGACGCAGAACAGGAAGAACTACCCTTTAATTGAGAGGGGGCTACAGCGCTCATCCCTCCTTATGGCGGTCATCGTTGGCAGCCATGTTATACGGGTTATACGCACATGAGACGCAAAACCCCTCATGCCAATTTGCTTTCAGCGCATGTTGCCGCCCTCGGATGCATTTCCCGCTATCGCAATACCGGAGAAAATGTTGCTTTGCGGCCTCACAGTGGGCGATGTCGTCCGGCGTTGGTGCGCCAAATGGCACACGCTTCAGCTTTGATAACACGGCCATGCTCACGCCTCCTTCAGGCCGCGCCAGCAGAAACTCTTGCACTCGTATCTTCTGCCAGGCTTATAGCAATTAGTTCCCGTACCGGTGCAGTATTCCTCGCACAGCGTGGCCAACTTATTATCCGCGGTCTCGTCCTCAATGCCGTAGCCCTGCCGGATTTGCTCTACTCGGTCGAGTAGACCCTCAATGTCCGCCACAGCCGCGTCCCGCTGTCTCTTCACCTGTTCTAGCTCGCCCCTGAGCGCGGAGAGGGCGTCGGCGGCCTGTGCCGTCATCTCCGGTATACACGCCCCCATATCTCCGCCCGTATAGTAGGCACACGCCTCGCACTGATAGATTGTTGGCGAGCTGCCGCACAGTCTCACAGCCTCAATCAGTTTATCAATGTCCATCAGGACCCTCCTCTCCTTTTGACCCGCGCATCCCGCTTCCAGGTCATGCTTCCATCCGCCAGATAGTCCTGTAGATGGTATACCGTCTGGGCGCCGCCCAATGCGTTTGCGAGGTCTAACAGGGTATTGCGTGCCTCGCTCATCGTGCGGAACTTGGTCAGGGTCACAGGCAGGCGCGTGTCGTTGTAACTTGCCGCTAAGATCACTGCATCTGGCTTCTCAACCAGGACAAAACGCTCCACAAAATCCGAATCAACCACCTGGGACTGATTCGCGCTCACAATGTACATCCGCAAGCTCTCCTTTCCGCCACACGAAGATTGCCGAGCTGCACACAAAGCACGGCGATGTCCATGCTAATCCAGCCGCTCAAATCGATACCCTCTTGGGTCCTGTGTCTTACCGTTGAGCCGCCTGCATAGCCCAGTCCTGCTAATTCCGTTTGCCTTTGCCGCAGCAGTTATACTTTTGTACATCGTCTCCGCGCCGTTCCGGTCGCGCCGCACAACTGCCTTTCGCCTCCCGGTGCCGCCCCAGTGCTTCCCGATCTCCTTCTTAGTGGTGATGACCAGATTTTCAACTGCGCAGTCCATCTTGGCCCCGTTTTTGTGCATGAGGTGCATGTTATCCCGTTTTGCCCTGCCCCCAAAGAAGTAGGTATCCATAAGCCGCACCACCGCCACTTTCTGCGGAATACCGTCAGCCTTTCTGAGTGTCAGATAGGCCCGGTTTCGTGACAGATGAGCACTCACCCGTACCCAACGCCCATCCTTCGTTTGCCTCTGCACCTCTCCCTGGTCGCTGATGCGATAAGGGCATCGGTAGCCCTCGATCATCTTCCAGGTCATCCTGCCGCCCTCTTTCTCCCTCGGTTTGACCCGCCGCGTGTCTCGTAGTCTTTGCATCCGACGCCATTGCCGTGGCAATACCTCCTCCGGATTTTGCATGTTAGACACCGGTCAATGCTCTCTTGCGGTTCTGCCTGGTGGCAAGCCTCATAGGGCTTGTCCGCCTCCAGCCATGGCCTGTGAGCGCCCTTGATCTCGTCAGCCGGAGTCTGATTCGGTCGGTCTCCCCAAAATCCAAGGTAATCTTTCACCGCTCCACCTCCCATGCGCTGTAGAGCGTAAACCAATCATCGGCGTCCATGATAACGACCCAACCATGGTCGTTTTTACGGTGCGCCACGATTGGCAGCTCTCTCTGCCTTGCGTCTCGCTTGGCCTGCAACATCGCCCCGTATAGGTCAAGCCGCTCCACCCGTTTGACCTCCTGGTGGATACCCGGCAACCCCACAACATCAGAGGCGTCTCCAGACTGTCCGCAATACTGGCTGGTGCGGCGGCAATCATACCCGTTGTCCCGGCAGCAGCGCGCCCATTCCCGTTCTCCTCGCTTGCCCTTTTCACGGCTCATTTTCCCGCTCATCCTGCTTTTTCGCCTCCAGATATCGTTCCATCCAGTCCAGATCGCCCTCGATTTTCTCTGCATCGTCTCCAGTACCCCCGTAATACCCGCTTTTGGGGCCCTTGCCTTTGCCAGGGGATGGTCGTTCGACATTTTCCAGCCTGTCCCAGTCCGCCAGGCATTTCACCCCTCTGGCCTCTTTGTCCCTCAAAATGGCCCGTATGTACGGCCATGTAGCCTTTTTGCTGTCCAGCGCAACGTCAAACGCCCGCTTGCATACCGCCTCTCCCATGCGCCGGGCATACCCGCTCAGCTCTTCCAGCGACGCCGGGGAGGCAGCCGGGTTTACCCGGTCCAAGTAATCGGCAATGACGGCGGCGGCTTTTGTATCTCCCCCGACAGGGGGAGATATTTTTAAACTATCGTTCTCTCTCTCTACCTCTACCTCTCTCTCTACCTCTCCCTCTCTCTCCCCCTCCTTACAGGTTTGTTCCGTTTTGTTGTTGGTTTGTTCCTGATTTGTTCTTGCTTTGTTCTTACGGTTTGCGGCCTTGTTCCGCCCTGTATCCAATGTTGGGCGGATCAGCGTAAAAACAGTGTTAGGCACTCCTGAGAGCTCTTCCGCTTCTCCGTCCAGCGCATACGCACAGATCGCCAAGACCGCCGCCTTGAAGTCCCTGAGAGACAGCGTTTTAAGGGCCTCGTAATAGCTCCTGTAAAACGTAAATTGGTCCCGTTTCATTTTTGCCCTCCCTTAAAATGGGAGTGAGTTGTCATCGTCCTCCAACTCGGCGAATCCGTCTCCCGGTTGTTGAGGCGCAGCATATCCGCCGTAGCCGCCGCCCTCTGCGTCCCGCTTGGAGTCGCCAAAATAGACGTTGTCGGCCACTACCTCTGCGGCAGTGCGCTTATTGCCGTCCCGGTCCGTGTAATCCCGGATCTGGAGACGGCCTTCCACGACGGCCATACGGCCCTTGGTGAAATACCGGGAGACAAACTCGGCGGTGGAGCGCCAAGCGACCACATTGATGAAGTCCGCCTTCTTCTCCCCGGTCTCCTTGTCCTTGAAGTCCCGGTCCACGGCCAGGGAGAAGGACGCCACGGCGGTGCCGTTCTGGGTGTTCCGGAGCTCGGGGTTTTTGCAAAGCCGTCCCTGCAAAAATATTTTGTTCAGCATACCTTTGCCCTCTGTTCTCTTATTTTTTGCTTTGTTTCTTCTGAGTGACGCTTCCCTAAATGGTGAAAAGTGGTGTGCGATCCAAAAGACATAAGGCAAAGATTTTCAATCCGATTATCAGATTTGTTTCCGTTCAAATGATGGATGCAACATCCATCAGGAACGGGAAAACCCGTTTCTCTTTCCCAAACTAATATGTGCTCCATTACGTAACCGGATGAATCTGCTCTCGAGTGTTCAGGGGAAAGAACTTGCCTATATCCTCTTTTTGTGACTCTTACGCCTCCGTTCCAGTTGCTTCCCCGTTCTCTTTTTCTGGAGAGCGATCTATTTAAAAATTCGATTTCCTTTGATTTGCGAAGCCCAAGTTTATATGCCTTTTTATAAATTCCTTGCTTCGTTTTATTGGGGATTAACGTTGCGAGTGTTTCATTCGAAACAACATTATAATTTTGAATCAAAACATCTATTTCTTCCGTTGTCCATGTTTTCATTGGGTCCCCGCCTCTCTATAAGCCAGCCTATCACGGGTTAAGCGCCCCATGATAAAAATTTTGTTGAGCATGCTTCGTCTTCCTACAAGTAACTTTTCCCGATCAGCTTCCGGAACTCCTCCCGGCTGTGGGTCTCCTCGTATTTCTCTTGGCACTCCCGTTTAAGCTTTAAGTCCAGGTCTCTGTTAAAATGCACTCCATACTCGGCACCATTGTGCCAGTCCCAGCGGAGCCATACCCAGAACCCGTTTGCCTCGCTGATTTTGCGGTTAGGATTGCCGAAATAAATATGATGTCTATGGAGCCCATCTGTTGCCCCTGTGAGGTAGCACTCTCGCGTATCGCCCTGTAAAATGCTATCCATCAAACAGCCTGCCAGCGGTCCATCAGACCGGCCAGCTCCTCCGGTGTCATAGTCTCTATCCCTTGTGCTTTGCACTCCTCTACCACGCTGCGGATAAGGCGGGTCATCTGCTTGGTGTTGTATTGACTGCTGCCGTAATAGGCCCGGATCACCACCTGCTCCCCATCGCGGGTGTAGTCCACATGCTCCGTGACCCACCCGGTTCCCAGCCGGGACCATGCCACCTCAAAGGTTGCCGCCTCTTCCGGCGCAAGGTGGAAATCCCGGAAGACACCAATCTCCCGGATAAAGCCCCGGTACATCTCCTCCTTGGTCTGTCCCAGTGCCGCCGCAAGTTTGTCCAGCAGTACCCACAGGTAGGCGTTAGCGTCCAGGCTTCGCCTACGGGGCTGTTCCCTGGCCTCCACCACCCAAGCGCCGTCCATCTGCTCAGCAATCTTGGCGGCTGATGCCCGGTCCCGTGTGCGGAACGCCGCCCAAAACCCCTCACTGTCCTCATACCAACGGGCCTTGTCACAGGTCAGTATCATGCGCCAGCATCCGCCCTTCTTCGGCCCTCCGCCTTGGAGCACTTAGCACATAGCGCTCGCCCAAACATCTCCGTGGATCGAGCTGCCATTTCTGCGGCGGTGATGGCTCTCTTACCATCGTTGTATGGCATAATCTCTTTCCCACAGTCCGCGCAAGGAGGCCCTGGAGGCTGTATATTTGCCTGTTTCGCATCTAATTCCGCGCTGGAAATCTTGTCAGGGTCCTCTCCGGTCGGCAAAGCAAATGTCCTGAGCCACATGTACTTAAATGCATACGTCATCGCCTTGCCGCTCCCCTTATCCTGCGTGTCCGCGCCGTCTCCGCAAGATGCGATCTCTATGTATTCCTTGGGGTCTTCCACATTGACCATCCGATATGTCACATCCACGTGGGTAATCGTGCCTGCACGATTCGTGGCCTGGGCCACTGGGTACACAATCAATTTGTGCTTTAACAGCTCCGCCCGCATGATAGAGGTGACTTTTTCTTCTGACAGGGCACGATAACTGGTTTTGTTAAACTCTACCCTATCGTCCTTTGCAAGGTACTGGATATCCCCCATAATGGAGGCAATTTTTTCGTAAATATTCAATTTGGCCTCCTATATTCCAAATTTAGAAACCAGCCTGTTCCAGATGATGTTGCACACATCATCAGACAAATACTTTTTGTTTTCTTGGTCTGCTGCCTCCAAAACTGCTGTGATCATCTCTTTCCGGTGCTCCGTTTCGGCTAAATCTTCCCGACATTGCGGGCATAAGGTTTTACCTCCGCAATCTGGCTCCGCGTCGCTGCCCCAAAGCTCTGCTCCACAATGTTGGCAATAAGCCTCTGCGCTGCGGTCTTGCGGATCGTCCATTATTGGATGCAGCATTCTTCGGCCTCCCTTTTAAGCTCATACACCGCATTGTTTATGCCGCTGTGCGGGTTGATCCGCTTATCTATTACACGTACAATGTCCATCTTTTCCAACTCATTGAGTCGTGGCCTAACCGCATTGAGGTCTCCAAACCCTAGCTTGTCCGCCACCTCAGCCGCAGTCATCGGTCCCGTCCTGAGTGCCGATATAATTAGAGCTTGGCGCGGCGTGATCGTGGACAGCGCTCGATTATACCCTTCTTTTCGGGTTTGTTGTGTAATTCGTTTCGACATATGATCACCCATTTTTCTGGGCATTTGGTTCCACCCAATGCCCAGAAATAAGATTTGTTGGCTTAGTGTTTGCCTCAACAATCGCAAGGCTAGACCATAGCTCGATTTTGACGCGAATCCCGGCGAAAATCCCGTATCCCCAGCCAGCCTCGATGTCATAGCCAGCCTCGATGCCCCAGCCAGCCTCGATGCCCCAGCCAGCCTCGATGTCACAGCCAGCCTCGATGCCACAGCCAGCCTTGATGCCCCGGCCAGCCTCGATGCCACAGCCAGCCTTGATGCCCAAGCCAGCCTTGATGCCCAAGCCAGCCTCGATGTCATAGCCAGCCTCGATGCCCCAGCCAGCCTCGATGCCCCAGCCAGCCTCGATGTCACAGCCAGCCTCGATGCCACAGCCAGCCTTGATGCCCCGGCCAGCCTCGATGCCACAGCCAGCCTTGATGCCCAAGCCAGCCTTGATGCCCAAGCCAGCCTCGATG